GTTGAGGATGTCCCGAGGCGCCGGGCGGGTTGAGATGAACGACACGTTGCAGCACTCGCTGGCCGGACGCGGCCCGCTGCGCGGTGTCGATCGATTTCACGGTAGCGATGGAGGCTTCGCTATTCGCCGGAATGGTCACGGCCGATAGCTCAAACCAATCCCATTTGATGAAACGGATGCCGTCGGTTTTCTCGATGCGCGCCGTCTCGGTCGCTTTGAACCCGATCGAAAGGCCTTGCACCAAGCCAGCCTTGATCAATCTCCATGCGCGATCGATCTCATCGGTCACTCCCTTGGCGATCTGGGCAACGATCTCGATGCCATCCTTACCGACCTTGGCCTTCGTGACATGGCCGATCGGCTGCCTCGAGTCGTGCTGCCACAGCAGCGGCAGCGGCAGTTTGAACTGTGCGCCCATCGGCTCGACCACATCTTCCAAGCGATCCGGCGTCGGCGTCGATGCCATACCGGTGATGATGCGCGCGTCCTCGTCGACCTGCTTGATTTCAAGCAGGCTATAAGCTCGGTTCAACATGATGGTGGCCTCTCAGGAACTTAGCGGGCCGCTGCGATGTTGTCTTGGCGTAGGTGGGCAGAGCAGCAGGTGACGCGATGGGCAACGATCCGAACAAGCCGCAAGATCAAGAACCAAAACCAAAACCGAATCCGAATCCCAATCAGCCGCAGCAGCCGCCCCGGTAACGCGCGCGGCATGATCCCCCGCCTTCGCGGGGGCAAGATGTGAGAGGCTATTTGTCCCCCCGCGATAGCCTCTCACTGCATTTCTGATTTCAGGCAAAAAACAATCGGCACTCCGGCCGCTTCTGCGGCGTCGGGTTGAGTGCGAGCAAGGCCGCGGCATTGAACAGCGCCATCAGCGGATCGATCTTGCCATAGCCGGAATCGTCCCTGGCAATCCGCATCCCGGTCGGCGTTGGCACGACACGCGCATTGCCCGCGCACCAGGTCATCAGCGCCTGGCCGCCGTGCTTGAACGAACCATCGACCAATTTTCTTTCGACGGTTTTGATGGCGCCCATCAGCGAGATGCCTTGGCGGATGCCGACGAGAAGTTTGTCCTCTTGGGTGACGCCGATTTTCGCGAGGGCATCGACAATGCCGCCGATCCCGAGCGCGTCCACGCCGACACCGGCAAGTTTTTTCGAGCCTTTAACTTTTTCCACGATGTCCGTGACAAACGAAATGTCATCCGGCAATTCCTCGACCACGGTCAGGTCGCCGTCGGCCTGAAACCTTTCATAAAACCCGGTATTAGCTTTCCGCCGCTCCCAGCCTTCCGGCGATATCAGCGCATGCGTCCAGGCCAGATGCGCCTTGGTGGTTTTCTCGCGGCCGATGACCGCAATGCCGAGCAGGTCGTCGAGGCCGCCGCCGTCGATGCCGACCACCACCGCCTCCGAACGCTCGAGCACCGCATCGAGCGTCAGGCCCTCCTCGGTGCCGCGGTCCCAGACATTGGCGCCGGCCCAGCCGTCGGCGCGCAGCGACATGCCGATCTGCACATTGAAATGTTGACTGGCAATTAAGGCGATCGCCGCCGGGCCATCAGCCTCGGCCCGCACGATCTCGCGCGCCAGGAAGTTCTCGCTGGTCGAGCGCCCGAGGTTCGGGTTGACCAGCGGCCAATATCTGCGTTCCTTCCAGCCGCCGTCGCGCGCCAGCCGATCGGGCAACTCGTATAAAACGGGTAAGAGCGGCATGCGGGTTTTGCCGTCCCGCACCGCGCGCGCCATCGCCAGTTCCGAGGCGAACACGCCGCTCGGTGGCTGCTTCGATTGCGTCGTCGTCTGAAAGAGAAACCCGTCCAGCCGCTTGGTCAGCGCGCCGCGCAATTCGATGAAGATTTCCGCCGCGTTGGCACGTTTGGCAAAGACGTGGGTCTCGTCGATCATGGTGCCGAGCGCGAGGGATCCGGTGATCACGTCGGTGTCGGCGGCCTTGATCTGCAGGCTCGCGCCGGTCTGCCGGTGCGTGATCTTCCGGATGTGATCCTGCACATGCAGGATCTTCGACAGTTCGGGATCGAGCCGGATGGTGCCCTTCGCCTGCCGATAGGCGATGCTCGCAATCTCTATGGTCGGCGCGACGAACAGGAATTCCGCCGAGGGGCGCGGGTTGATGATCAGCGCGGTCAGCATGACAGCGCCGCCATTGGTGCTTTTGCTGTTGCCCTTGGGGATGAGCTGGAACACCTCCGAAATGTGGCGGACGTTGCTGGCCCGGTCGTAGCTCCCGAACAGCGCCGCCACGATCGGGTAGAACCAGGCGCCACAGACCTCGCCCAGCCGCGGTGTCCCGATCACGTCCGGCAGCCGCAGCCGCTTGAAGCAGCGCAGCGCCTTGGCCGCCTCGCCCTCGTACAGCGGCAGTTCCGGCACCAGGCTGCGGCCGTCCAGGATGCGCTTTTCCCAATCCAGGCAGCTCGTGTCCCAGTCCTCGACGTCCCGTAGGATGCCCCCAGGGCTGGCAGCGCGGGCCGCTGGTGCGTTTTCCGCCCCGGTAGGCTCTGGGGTAGCGGGCAGGAACTGCAGCATCAGTTGACCTGATTAACCTCGAGGTCGGTCGCCCACTCGGTATTCGCGCCCCCAGCGGTAGCCGCCGCCTGCTGCAACTGCTCCTTGCGGCCGATCGGCGCCTCGTCCCACGGCTTCGGCTCGACCCAGCCGGCCCGGACCTTCAGCCAGAAAATGCACGCCGTCACCGCTCCCTGGCCGCTGCCCATCGCCTTCTGGTAGAGGCTCTGCGCCACCTGCGAATTCGCCTTGATGTGGCCGGTGTCCAGCTCGTGCGAATACCACTTGCGCAAAGTCGGCGCCGAGATGCCGATGACGCGGGCAATATCGTCTGGCGGTATGCCATAGCCCGCCATCGACTCGACGGTCTTGCGATCCTTCTCGCTCGGCTCATGCGGTGGCCTGCCACTCATGCTCGCCTCGCCTTCTCGCCAGTGAAGTTCTGCCAACGCTCGATCGTCACGTCGACGTAAGTCGGATTGATCTCGATCGCATGGCACGCGCGGCCGGTCATTTCCGCGGCGATGATCGTGGTGCCCGAGCCGACGAACGGATCGTACACCGCCTGGCCGGGCGAGGAGTTGTTCTCGATCGGCCGCTTCATGCATTCAACCGGCTTTTGCGTGCCGTGGCCGTGGCCATCGTCGTCACGCGCCGGGATGTGCCAGAGCGTCGTCTGACTTCGATCTGACGCCCAGTTGCCGCGACGGCCCTTGCGCACGGCGTACCAGCACGGCTCGTGTTGCCAGTGATAGTCGCCGCGCGAGAGCGCAAACCGATCCTTGGCCCAAATGATCTGCGAGCGAATGTCGAATGCCGCTGCCTCGAGCGATGCCTGCACCGTACTTGCGTATCGGCCCGCATGCCAGCAATACACCACGTCGCCCGGAAACAGCGCCCACGCTTCGCGCCAGTCCGCGCGATCGTCGTTGACGACCTCGCCCATCTTCGCGCGGTTCTTGTTGACGCCAGCCTCGGCCCGCCACTTCGGCTCGTAGTCCACGCCATACGGCGGGTCGGTCACCATCAGCAGCGGCTGCACGCGAATAAGCGCCTGTGCAACGTCCTCGGCATTGGTGGCATCGCCGCACATCAGCCGGTGCCGGCCGAGCTGCCAGACCTCGCCGCACTGCGCGATCGGCACCGCCGGCGGCTCGGGAACCTCGTCGGGATCGGTCAGGCCAGGGTTGGCGGTCAGCCCCGCCAGTTGCGCCTCGTCGAACCCGATCAGCGCGAGATCAAATTCCAACTCCTGCAGTTCGCCCAGCTCGAGCCGCAATAGCTCCTGATCCCAGCCCGCATTGAGCGCCAACTGATTGTCGGCCAGGACATACGCGCGCTTCTGCGCCTCGCTCCAGCCGGTCGCCAACATCACCGGAACTTCGGCCAGACCCAGTTGCCTTCCCGCCAGCACCCGGCAATGGCCGGCAATGATCCCGCCATCCTCGCCCACCAGAACCGGGTTCGTCCAACCCCACTCCCGGATCGACGCCGCAACCTGCTC